CGGGGATGCTTGAAGTATCCCATTTTTGTCTAGGGAATGTAAGTGCTGAGCCTTCATATTCACTACTATCATTTAATATCATAGTTGTTGTTATAAACGATGTATCAGTATGCTGATCCATTGATTTTTGAGTATCCATTGTATACTTTAAAACAAAAGGCATTCTATGTCCGTGTATCCTACATGGATTATCATAAAAGTTCCCAATCTTTTGATGTAGTCTTTCATCCCAGTCACGAGTATAGTTTTCAAAAAATACAGGGCTAATACGATTAAGTCTTATTTCTTGACCTGGTGCATAGCCTGAATCTATATCACCTCCGTAAGGTTTATACTCATCCATTAAGTCTGCTACTATACATACAGCTTTACAAAATTCTTCAGTCCAGAATGGTACTACTAATATATCATTAGCAGGTGAATAAGCAGGGCCTTCTAGTTTAGCTCTTTCATCATAGTTGATTATCATTTCAAATGCATCGGTAGTGTTCATGATATTATTTCTCCATACTGTTTTTCTATGTTAGTTATATATGGTATATAACCTTTTGCTACAAGATTATAGCAGAAAGTAGCTTCAGCGTGTGTACCTGGTTCACTGTTGTCTTCAAAGAAAGTTTGTATCTTATTAATTTGTGAACAGTCAATCATATAACAAGCATCTAGATATGATACCGCCCATAAACCTGTGTAATTTCTATTAAATATTAAATCATCTTCTTCTGTATGTTCTGGTCTAAGATTAAAATTCTTTTGACTTAATTGAGCACCCACAATTAGTTTATCATGACTAATCAATTCGTGAAAGATATCAGTCTTATCTAAATATACATTAGAGTTTATATTAAAGTTATAATCAAAGTCTTTAGCTAATTTTAAATTTTTAGTCCTTAGCCAATTATCATCTCCACGTTGTATTAACATTATACTTTCATAGTTAGCAAAATCACCTTGAGCTAAATAACGTGATATACCTCTTTTTCTAGTTTCATTATTAGTATATATTGCAATACCTAATTTCTCATGAGGATAATCTACAAAACGTAGTGAATCTAAACATTGGTATATATGTTCCGGATCTGGTGATGTATCAAATACACTAATTAATATTCTTGTATTATTAACATCTAGTTGACTTTCTTCATTAAATTGTAAATAACCAAATGCTTCTCTAAAGTTACCTGATATAAAATTACAAGCATAATTAAAATAATACTTAGAATCTATAGGCCCATTACCATGAGCGATACAAGGTTGAGTTGTAGTTACTACATTGTGTAACTCTGCAAAAGTTTTATTTAAGAATAATTCTATTTCAGTACCTCCGAAGGTTTGAAATATTACACAGTTATAATCTAGGTCAATACCATAATTACCACTTAAGAATTTTTTACTATAATAAAGTTGGTCGTCATCAGAGTCTTGTACTTCTTCATCAAGTATATTTAATATGTCTTGAGCCCTACCTATAAATTGTCCAGAATTTAAATACTTCCAATCACTACCTGTTTGTGGATAATCGGGTGCTAAGCTAGTATCAGGCCAACAAGTCTTCTCTGCCCCAAATAAAACATTGACCCCTAACTCCTTGTATTTTTTAATCAGAGTGATCACAGACCTTAATACTATGGTATCATAACCGTCTAACATTAATATTATAGGATTATTACCTTCATTGACTATTTCTTGTAATCTTTTCTTTAGAATATTTATCTTTTGGCCGGCTCCTGGATAATTTATTATTTCATCTCCACCAAACCATTGTTCACCTACACCTAATAATTCATAAGGATATCCAAATCTTTTAAAAGATTTTTCAAGTCTTTTCATTCCATCATTATAATCAGTGCCTATTGCTAAAGCTATAAAATCATTTTTATCAACAACTGCTTCTCGATAAGGTCTACTATGTTCTGTATCACTTGTGGCAAAAGATTCAGCATATTGAGATATGAGATTACGGGATGTAGCTAAGCCTATAAAATCTTGAGGGCCAAAATGTTCTTTGATATGAGGTTGACCTTGATTTAACAACATAGGTATAAATTCATCTGGAGTACAAATATTATTTTTAAAATCTAGGTCTAATATTTTCTTAAGCCCTTTTTTAGAATATAAGATACTGGAAGTCCAATAACTGTAACTTGGTTTAACTAATGAATCAGAGACTCTGTCTTCTACTGCATGTTCATTTACTTTCTTTCTACCCAAGTACATAAAATCAAAATCAATATCTTTAGATTCTATTTCAATCTTTTCTACTTCATCCATAAAATAAGGATCTATTGCTAAGTCGTCTTCTAATATTAAAATATTTTCTCCATCACTCATTTCACTATAAGCTTTTTCAAAAACTAGTTGATGAGATAGACCACATCCAATCTCCCCAGTTGTTATTACTCTATCTGTACCAGGGTCTGTAAAATTTTCTATTATATTATAAGTATCATCAGGAGGTAGTGCTTGACCATCTACTGCTTCAATATATTCTATAGGAATACTATCTGGTATATTAGCACTATTTAAAGTTGCTTCAACTTGGGTCCTTCTATCTTTTCTTCGAGCCAAGTTAATGACATAAATTTTCGAAAATAACATTATGATGTAATATAATCATAATCATTTGTTTCTTTTCTGATTTTTGATTTATATTTAAAGGCTAGGATATATCCATTATCTTCACCAAAATAAGGTTAACCATGAACGGAAAAGATAGAGAAGACTTAAAATTAATTATTTATCGTTTAGATGCGATGGATAAAAAGTTTGAGGAATTAAGTAAAAAGAATAGAGAAGACCTGAAGTTTATAAAGGAAAATCTATTTAATCCAGAAACTGGTTTATGGGCTGAAACCCGTCTTAACAGTGAATTCCGTAAAAGAACACAAAAAGCATTTTGGTTTATTGTCCCTGCGTCTATTGCCACATTCTGCAAACTCCTTTGGGATACTATTAGGGGTCAAGTATAATGAGGCATCTCAATGGCATCAACTGAACAATTTAAAAACTTAGGTACTGGCGCAGGAGCCAAAGGCGCTACAGGTGCTACTGGCCCCGCAGGACCAACCGGTCCCGCAGGACCAACAGGAAGTACAGGCCCCGCAGGACCAACCGGACCTAGTGGACCAACAGGCAGTACAGGACCAGCAGGTCCAACAGGACCAACAGGAGATAAAGGTGCTACGGGAGATACTGGAGGAATAGGACCAACAGGACCTACGGGACCAACAGGCCCAACAGGACTTACTGGACCTACCGGACCAACAGGATTAAAAGGAGCAACAGGAGCTGGAGGGCCAACGGGTGATAAAGGACAAAAAGGAGCAGCTTCAGTAGTAGAAGGACCTATTGGACCTACCGGACCAACAGGTCCAACAGGATCAGCAGGAGATAAAGGAGCTACAGGGGCTGCAGGAAGTACCGGACCTACTGGACCAACAGGACTTACTGGACCTACCGGACCAGGAGGAGCATCAGGTGATAAAGGACAAAAAGGAGCAGCTTCAGTAGTAGAAGGACCTATCGGGCCAACAGGGCCCACAGGACCCGCGGGAGATAAAGGGGCCACGGGATCTACAGGACCAACAGGACCAGCAGGACCAACAGGACCGACAGGCCCAGGAGGGCCATCAGGTGATAAAGGACAAAAAGGAGTAGTAGGGGTTCAAGGAGATACTGGACCTAGTGGACCAACAGGACCAACAGGATCTACAGGCCCAACAGGACCTACGGGACCGACAGGATCTACAGGTCCAACGGGACCAACAGGGTCGTTTGGTGGGGCATCTTTTAATTATGATTTTAGTACTTCCACTTCAAATGCAGATCCCGGAGCTGGTAGGTTAAGATTAAATAACAGCACAGGAAGTTCTGCTACCAATATTTATATTGACGATAGTGATTTAGAAGGTTCTGATATTCAAAGTTTTTTAAGAACTATAGATGATTCTACTTCTACTATTAAAGGTCATGTTAAAATTTCTAATAAAACCGATGCTGGACAATTTTTATTATTTACAATTTCATCCCTTACCGAAAATACAGGTTACTTTACAATAGTTGTTAGTAACGTTGATAGTTCAACTGCTAGCCCATTTTCTGAGGGTGAAGATATTAATGTTACATTTGCCAGAACAGGAGATGCGGGAGATAAAGGACAAAAAGGGGGAATTGGACCCGCAGGAGTTCAAGGAGATAAAGGACAGAAAGGTGCTACGGGAGATACTGGAGGAATAGGACCAACAGGACCTACTGGACAAAAAGGTGCTACAGGAGCTGGAGGATCTACAGGACCAACAGGTCCAGGAGGGAGTACAGGCCCAACAGGACCAGCTGGAGATAAGGGACAAAAAGGAGCATTGGGTGTTCAAGGAGATACAGGACCTACGGGACCAACAGGCCCAGCGGGGGACAAAGGTGCTACAGGAGCTGGAGGACCTACGGGGCCAACAGGTCCAACGGGATCTACCGGACCTACTGGACCAACTGGATCAGCTGGGGCTAAAGGACAAAAAGGAGCAGGAGGGCCAGCAGGAGTTCAAGGAGATACTGGACCAACAGGGCCAACAGGTCCATCTGGAGATAAAGGTGCTACAGGAGCTGGAGGACCAACAGGACCTACCGGACCTACTGGACCAGGAGGATCGGCTGGAGATAAAGGGCAAAAAGGTGCCACAGGAGCAACAGGTCCAACAGGCGGTACAGGACCAGTTGGGCTTCAAGGCGATAAAGGACAAAAAGGTGCTACAGGTTCAACAGGGGGTACAGGACCTACCGGACCGACAGGACCCGGAGGATCAGCAGGAGATAAAGGACAAAAAGGGGCTACAGGCGGTACGGGACCTACTGGGCCAACAGGATCTACAGGGCCTAGTGGACCAGCGGGAGTTCAAGGAGATAAAGGACAAAAAGGTGCTACTGGAGCTGGAGGAAGTACTGGACCAACAGGTCCAACAGGACCAACAGGGTCAGGAGGAGCTAAAGGACAAAAAGGTGCTACAGGTAGTACAGGACCAACTGGCGGAACAGGACCAACAGGTCCAACAGGGGGTACAGGACCCGTTGGGCTTCAAGGAGATACAGGAGCTAAAGGACAGAAAGGTGCTACTGGGGCTGGAGGAAGTACTGGACCAACAGGACCTACCGGACCTACGGGTAGTGGAGGAGCTAAAGGTCAAAAAGGTGCCACAGGATCTAGCGGAGGTACAGGACCAACAGGACCTACCGGACCAACAGGGCCAACTGGTCCTAGTGGTGGATTTACGACTGGTTCTAATGCACAAGTTAATAGTTTAGGAGTTAACACATCAGCATCGGGTACTGCAGGAGAGATAAGAGCTACAAATGATATTACAGCTTTTTATTCAGACCCAAGATTAAAAGATTTCCACGGGACTATTGAAAATGCATTAAGTAAGGTACAACAACTCAATGGTTATTATTGGAAACAAAATGAAGTGGCAAGAAGCCTGGGTTATGAGAATGAAAATATGCAAGTTGGTTTAAATGCTAAAGAAGTTGAAAAAGTATTACCCGAGATTATTAAAGATGCACCAATTGGTCATGGCTATAAGACTTTAGATTATGCTAAACTAGTACCTTTATTAATTGAAGCTATAAAAGAATTAGAAAGAAAGTTATCTATATGGAGTGGGGATTAAACATTGTTTTTAGGGATGTTAATTAATAATTTTTATTATGCCGAATAGACAAGCAAAAGCTAGAAAACAAAAGCGTCAAGCTTTAAACAGAAAGTGGGCTCGTGAAGGCAGAACTGCTAACCAACATAAAAAGTGGAAAGCAAAAAATCCACAAAGTAATATACCAAGGTATAGATATGGCTACAAGAAAGAAAAAAAGAGTTTTAAAACCGGGTGGTAAGTTAGAAAAGCGTTATCTTTCAGGTTTATCAAAAAAGGATAAAGCAAAAAAGAAAAGGGAAATTGCTAGAGGTCGTAAAACAAAATCTTCGGATCCATCAGCTTATGGTTTTTTTGCAACTGATATAGATCCAAAGACGGGAAAACCTCGTAAAACAAAAACTAGTAAATATACTAAAAAGTATAAAAGAATGTATGGTGCTTATAAAACAGCCACCAAACGTAAAAAGAGAACTACAAAACGTAAAAGGAGAAAATAATGCCCTCACATTATGGAAAGAAAAAGCCTGCTAAAAAGAAAAGAGTTAAAGCAGGATACGGTATGAAAAAAAGAGTTATGGCTAAAGCTAAACCTAAAAAGAAAAGAGTAATGGCTATGGCTATGAAAAAAAAGAAAAAAAGAGTAATGGCTAAAGCTAATGGCTTAACACCAGCTCAAAAGAAATTACCAATGGCTTTACAAAAAGCTATTTTAAAGAAAAAGAAGAAGAAATAATGCCAGGTACACATAAAAAGAAAACTAGAAGAGTAACCGCTAAAGCTAAGAAAAAAGGCGGTCATAACAAATCTTTAGCTAGTGTTGCTAAAAAGACTGGTATACCAAAAGGGATATTAAGACAGGTATACAAAAGAGGTCAAGCAGCTTATAGAACTGGCCATAGACCCGGAGCTTCACAAGCTGCATGGGCAATGGCAAGAGTTCATAGCTTTGCAACTAAATCTCCAACTACTTGGGGTAAAGCTGATAGAGATCTAGCAAAGAAAGCTAGAGCAGTTATGTCAAGAAGAAAGAAATAGTAAATGACTCTTACCTCATCTGGACAGATAAGTTTCAGTGATATTAATACTGAATTTGGTAGAAGTGGAACTACTGCTAATACCTCATTAGAAGAGTTATCAGACGGTACTGTTGCTACTATTAATACCGAGAATGCTTCTAGTGATAGGCCTGACGGTAGTGCACCTCATTCAATAACTGAGTTCTATAACTATGATCACGATTTAGCTCCAGCAACATCTTGGAGTGTTGTAGATAACACTGGATTAAATCTTACTGGTTTTCCTGGTGGTACTGAAACATCTAGTAAAGATGCACAGATGACAGTATCTAATGGTAGTGGTGGAACAAGTTGTTCTTTATCTACTACGGGTGGACCATTTGGTTCATTTAAATTAGCTATATCCAGTAGTGGTGACCCAGGTTTTTTTGGTACAAGTAATAGTGGTACAGGTTTTATAAGTACAACATCAGCTAATAGTAATAGTTTATTTAGTAGTCATAATTCAGGAACACGATACATTAGAACAAGATGGACTCACTCACCTTCTAATAAAGACGGTACAGGTGCTTACACATTAACACTAACAAACAATAGTGCTACTGCAACTATTACCGGTAATATTACATTTATTGGTGGTGGCGGTGGACCAGGAGGCGGTTTATGTATTTATGAAAACATACCCGTTAGTTTAAAAGATGGTACTGCAAACATACATGATTTAAATGTTGGGGATATGGTTATGTCTTATAACTGGGAAACCGGACAAGAAGAAGAAGTAGAAATACAACAGATTGAAAAAAGATTACATGAAAACTTATATAAAATTATGCTATCTGTACCGGTTACAGGTAATCAGGTTACAGCTACTCAAGATGATGAAGTATTAAAAGAATTAATATTAACTTCAGATCACCCTATCTATAGACAAGACGGTCGAATGGTATCTCAAAATCCCTCTTTAAGTAAATCTAACTATGATTTAGATTCTGTAGAAATACAACCAAACGACTTATTACAAGTACTTAATGGAAAGTATTATGCTCAGGTACATAGGCTAGAAGGATTCCCAAGGAAACATTGGACATACACAATACGAACAAAAAATAATAATTTCTATGCAGACGGTATACTAGTACACAGTGAGATTACAGGATAATGACAAAAACAAAAAGAATAACAACTGCAATCGGTACATCTGCATTTCCTATAAGGCGTAAATTTAAAACTACACCTTTAAGGAAGTTTAAAAAAGTAAAAGCAAAACCTCCTTTCTCTAGAAAGAAAAAGAGAAAGAAAAAATGAAGGAGCTATTTTGGATAAGAAAAAGCAACTTGAGAACACTGTTAAAAAAGCAGGTCAGTTGGCTAGTTCTACTAAACCTAAAATTGATAAGGTATCACCTTATGAAGTTTACCTATTAGGGGAGAATAATCAACGCACCCGCCGTATTTGCGGTACTCAAAGAAACTCAATGCCTGAAGGTTATGTATGTTTAAAACCTGCTGGTGATGGTACTGATCATCCTGGTTACGGACAGTGTACATATCATGACCGTCAAATAACTAACCCAAATAATACTGGCTTATGGCAAGATTTAAATAGACAAGCAGGATTGCCTGCTAATCTTATGGAGTATTTTGAAAATGCTCAAATTATTGAAGAAAAACATTTAACTTCTGTTGATGAAGATATTAAAGGTATGTATGCATTAGTAACTTATGTTATGCAACGTAGAAGAGATATGGAAAATCCTGAAGAGGGTTATTTAACTAATCAAGACATTGAATTGGTTATGAAGATAACTGATAAAATTGTTAAAGCAAAAGAATTAAGACCTAAACTTAAAAAAGAAGTTAGCCTTGATACTACAACTGTTAAAGCATTTGTAGATCAGATATTCAAGATCATTATGCAAAACGCTGCTAAGAATGTAGGTAAACGTATCTTAACTGAAATCATGGATGAAGTTATTGTACCGTTTAAAACACAGGGACGTATTGTTGGTAAAGAGTTTGATTATAAAAAAGAATCAGATGCATTAGAAGCGGAGGTAACAGATGATTGATGATCCAAATAAAGATCCACTATTAAGTGAAGCGGAAAGATGGATAAGTGATTATGATAACCAAGAAGGTGGGGCTCTTTATGATTGGAATGATGAAACAATAAAACAATTTAAAGATATACCTATTGAAACATTATTAAATGATCCTTATTTTTTGGGACTAGAAGGTAAAATGTTTGATTCGGTTTATGCGGATGTTTGTGACTTATGGAATGACCGAAAGAATAGAGAAGTAAACCTTGCTATATTTTTAGAAGCTATTGGGGCAGGTAAATCATTTAAATCCTCAATAATATTATGGTTGTTGTGGTATGAAATGTGTATGCACAAGAATCCACAGCAGGCCTATGGGTTAGCTGATAATAGTGTTATTTGTATTATGCTATTATCAAGATCCGAAGTTCAATCCCGAAGAGTTGTGTTTACATATTGTTGGGAACGCTTCCAGTCCGGTTTTAATAAGGACTATTTTCCTGCTAACCCGAGATTTAGTAGAGAAATAAGAATAGACAGAAATAATACTTGTATTTATGCTGGTACCAGTTCTGCTCTATCTGCTTTGGGTTATAATGTATATTCAGCAGTTATTGATGAGGCTAATTTCCTTGAAGTAACTGAAGATTCTAAAAAATCAAATGAAGAAATGTATGATGCAGGTGAAGAAATGTATAATGCAGTTATGAATCGTATGACTTCACGTTTTATGAGGCACGGTAGTATACCAGGCGTTATTGTATTAATTAGTTCACCTCGTTATCCTGATTCATTTCTTGAACGTAAAATCAAAGAAGGTAAATCTGTAGGTATTGAAAAGCTAAATATGTTTGTTAGAAGTCGAAGTCTTTGGGAAGCAAAAGGTCCTAAGTATTTTGACATGAGTAAGTACTTTGTAATTGATACTGATTCATTAGAGATTATCAAAGAAGTAAAATAATGATTTCACCTGGTGTGATCATTCTTGATATTGAAACTACAGGTTTCAATCCAAAAAAAGATTCAATCATAGAAATACATGCTGTAAGGTATTGGCGTGGTAAAATACAAGAAGAATTTTCAACCCTTATAAAACCCAATAAAGGAATTCCTGCACCTGTAACCAGGTTAACAGGATTACAAGAAAGTGACTTTGTAGAAGCCCCTGCTTTTAGTGAAATAAAAGATGATTTATATGGTTTTTTGAGAAATAAACGTATAATAGCATATAATTCTTCGTTTGATAAGCGTTTTTTAGTACAGAATGATAGAAGATTGTCTTGCTTACGATTCATAGATTATTTAAAATTTATAAAAAGAAAGCGACCTAATTTAAAGTCTTATCGTTTAGGGGAAGTTGCAAAGTATTTTGGCTTTAGTTTTAAAGAGCAACATCGAGCTAAAGCAGATGTTGAAATATTAATTAGGTTGATAAAGACCTTTGGGTATTAAGGAGTTACTATGAGATTTGAAGATTGTATTGATAAAGTTTTAGAACATGAAGGTGGTTATGTAAACGACCCTAATGATCTAGGTGGGGAAACTAACTTTGGAGTTAGTAAAAAAGCTTATCCCGATCTTGATATTAAAAATTTAACTCGTGAAGAGGCTAAAGAGATATACCGAAAAGATTATTGGGAAAGATATAAGATTGAAAAAATGCCTGAAGCTTTGAGATATATTTATTTTGATATGGTTTTGAACATGGGTTACGGTAATGCTGCTAAAGTAGTACAAAGGGCAGCAAACGGTAAACATGGGGAATCAGGAAGAATTGAAGTTGACGGGGCAGTTGGACCAGCTACCCGTAAGGCTTTAGAAAATGTTGAACTTGAAAGAGTAAGATGCTATCGAGTAAAACATTATATGAATATTGTGGATAAAAGACCAGAACAAGAAAAATTCTTATTTGGATGGTTTAGGAGGGCTTTAGAAGTATGAAAGAAGATTTAATAAAAGATATTTTTACGTATGATCCTGAAGAACAAGGTTTAAGACTTGATGATACTATTAGAGTTTTAAAAGAATTCAGAGGTAAGCTACCTAAAGATTTAAAAACATATAATGATGTGCATGATTTAAGTTATTTACAAGCTATACTAAATGTTATTGATTATTTAGAAGTTCCAGAATATGTAAATGATGAACAAGCAGCTGAAGCATGATCCAGATAGAAAACATTTTATCAGAAGTTGATGCTAACGAATTAAGACAACTTAAAACTGTTAATAAACGTAGTCACGATTTTGAATCTAATCCTATTATTAAAAAGGTAGCTGATACATACAGAGTTTGCACAGGTCAACCTTTAAAATTTAGTGAGCCAAGTTATTGGGTTGTTGAAAATAAGGTATCAGGCCATGATTGGCATTATGACGGTTGTAAAGAAGAAGACGGAGTACTAATAGATAACCACATGAGTTGGTGTAGATATGGTAGTTCTATTTTAATAAGTGATCCCCAAGATTTTAAGGGTGGTGATCTATATTATAAAGAAGATGAAAAAGATATTAAAGTGGAAGACCACTATTTAAAAGGGGTAATCTATGGGGCTGCAAAAGATAACAACCCTGTAATGCATAAAGCAACTACACATACAGGTAAACGTAAAGTATTATTAATGTTTTTTGGAGAATAAGTGGCAAAGATAAAAGTACCAATGGAATTAAAAGCAAACTATTTAAGAGATCCTGAAAATTTCTTAAGAGATATTGCTTGTATTCCTACTGAGTCTACCCGACCTTTTATTAAAGATAGGAGTAAGATAGAAATGGTAGATAGAGCTTCTCATGAAAATCCTTTCCTTGAAGATAAAAGGACTTTTAAGCCGGGGTATGGGCCGGGACCGGGTACAGGTCAGTATACTCGTTATATGCATATTGACTTGGGACTAAGAAAAGATGCTGTAGGTATTTCAATGTGTCATGCTTCACACTTTGTTGAAAGACAACAAGTTGAGATTGAAGCTTTTGGTAATAAGATGACTAATGTAAGATTACCACATATTAATTTTGATTTTTTAGGTAGAGTATCAGCCGCAAAAGGAGAAGAAATTTTATTAAGTGATATTCGAGAGATTGTATATCAAATTCAAAGAATGGGTTTTTATTTAGGTTTAATTACTTTTGATGGATTTCAATCTGTAGACTCTATTCAAATTTTAAGAAATCAAGGATTTAAAGTGGGTAGACTATCGATTGATAGAACCGCTACTAAATTAATATTAGATAAGCGTTCTACAACAGGAGATGGTTTATCTAGAAAAAGTACTGAAGGTCAAACTATGGCTGCAATGCAAGCTTTAAAAGATGCTTTGTATGATGAAAGGCTTTCAATTCCAGCCCATGAATACTGGAAAAGAGAAGCAATTGGAGCTGAGATTGATTATAAGAAAAATAAAGTAGACCACAAACCACGTGGTACTATTGACCTTTTACAAAGTATGGCGGGTAGTATTTATAATCTGGTAAACAATGAAAGAGAATATACTACTGAAGAAGCAAATATTAATAAAGGATTAAGTGATAATTTTGGAGATGGATTGGATTTTGACGATTCATACATGTATAATAACTAGGAGAAATAATGGGTAAATTAAAAGATCTATGGGATAATATAAGACCTTATAGTCGTAAAGAGGTTCAAGAAGCTGCAGCAAAAGCGGCTGAAGATGGAATACAAGAAGAAAAGAAATGGAGATTAAAAAATGTAAATACTTCAAAACCTTTTGAAGATAATTATGTTGATGATCACCCACAAGATAATTTCTTTTTATATGAACATCAACAACCTGAAGTAAAACCTAAAGAAGCTAAATCTCAAAGATTGCTTGAAAGATTCCTCGGTGGTTATACTTTCTTTGGTAGTTCTTATCCAAATATGAGGTACAGTCAAACTACTGCTGAGCTTCATCAAATGCAAGAGGCAGTATTATATAAATATTTCAATGACCCACATTGTCGTTCTATTATTGAAAACTGGACACACTATACAATAGGGGGTGGTTTAAAAATAGAAGTTGATAATAAAAAGGTTGAAAATATATTAAACCAATTCAGATATAATAATCAAATGGTTAAAAGAGAAAAAGACTTTGTACGTATGACTTTTATAGAAGGTGAATTGTTTATTGGTTATTATGTTAATCCAATCTCTGGTCAAGTAAAAGTAAGAAGAATAAGACCTCAAGAAATTATGGATGTTGAGTCTTCACCAGGTGATATTGAAACCCGATTAGCTTATCACTGGGATTATAACTATACTCCAACAGGTACTAAACAATCTTATAATAAAGATATCTGGGTAAGAGATATAGGTTATAATGATTTAGCTAATAGTCAATTTGGTGAACTAAGAGGTTATAAATCTAAAAACACATTGGCTGAAAATCCTTCTGTACAATTTATCAAGTTTGGTATTGATACCGAGATAAGAGGTAGAGTACCATTACAACCAGTTATGAGACATCTTAAGTATTATGAAGACTGGTTGATGGATAGAATAAGATTAAACCATGAACGTTCTAAAGTTGTATGGGTAAAAGAAATATCAGGCCGTATGCCAGAAACAACAGAAAGACAAAGAAGAGCTCCTGCAGGAGGGGTTATGCTTGTTGAGACTGAAAATGTTAAATACAGAATTGAAAAACCTCAAATTAATGCTGATGATGCTAAAGAAGATGGATTAGGTATTTTATATACAATCGGAGCTGGAACAAGCTTACCGATTCACATCTTAAATCAAAGGGCTGACCAAAACGTATATGCTTCAATAAGAAAAGCCGATACACCGTTCAGTCAATACATTAGAGGTAAACAAGAATTCTTTGGTGAAGCTTTTGAAACTATGTATAGGGAAGTTTTAAAACATGCTGTTAAAGCAGGCCAATTACCAAAGACTGTAAGGGTTCCAGAATATGCTCAAGAATCTATGATTAATATTATGTCAGAAATCAATACAATGATTCATGAAGGTAAAGATCCAGAGTATGTAACAGAACAAGCTCAAAAAATGATAGGTGGAAGAAAAGCTACAATGAAACCGGTTAACACAGTTGATATTCCAATGTCATTAGAATTCCCTGAAATAATAAAAGAAGACATGGAAGCTCAAGCAAAAGTTATGCAAATTCATAAATCATTGGGTATTGTTTCCTCCGCTACACTCGCAAAAAGGGCGGGGTATAATTGGAAACAAGAATTACAGGCAATGATGGCAGAAGAACCTAAAGCAGAACCAGCAGCTCCGAAAGGTAAAGAAGAGAATGGAAAAGATTAAAAGTATTTACGTTGATGAAGCACAAGAAGCTTCTGACCAATTGGATGATTTGGTAGAACAAATGATAGTTACTATGAAATTAAAAGGGCAGAAAAATCTATATGCATTTGATGTAACTAAAGATACTAGATTAAGAAATATCATATTAGCTACAATGGATGGTAGCTATGATGAAGAAGGAGAAAGCGATGCCTAAAATAATGGAATTATTATCAGGTGGAGTGTTAAAAGATGTGGGAGGTATTATTGATAACCTCCACACTTCTGATGATGAAAAAGCAGAAGCAAAACTAAAGTTAGAAACTTTATTAGCAAACGCAGAACAGAAAGCTCAAGAGCAGGTTAGTTCAAGGTGGGAAGCTGATATGAAGCATGGATCTTGGTTATCAAAAAACATTAGGCCCATAACTTTAATATTTTTAACCGTAGTATTTGTTTTGTTAAGCTTTTTTGATGGTAATTTGGGACAGTTTAAAATTAATAGTTCATACGTCCCGGTATATCAAACGTTACTCATGACAGTATATGGGGCGTATTTTGCAGGTAGATCTATGGAAAAAATAAGGAAGTCTGCATAAATCCTGGAGAAGATTAGGATATTATTACTATATTAGGATATGAAGATAAAAGCACCAAAAGGATACCACTTTATGAAAGGCCCGAAAGGTAAAGTTGCTTTAATGAAACATTCGGGTAAATTTGTTAAACATAGAGGAGCTTCATTAACCATGAATGTTCCTGTTGTAAAGACACATAAGAAAGGTAAATAAAATGGCAAAAGATCCAAGATTAAAGAGAGCCGGCGTGTCAGGTTTCAATAAACCTAAGCGTACACCAAGTCATCCAAAGAAATCACACATTGTGGTTGCTAAAGTTGGCGATAAAGTAAAAACAATTCGCTTTGGCCAACAAGGCGCAAGTACTGCTGGAAAACCTAAAAAAGGTGAATCAAAAAGAATGAAGATGAAAAGAAAATCATTCAAAGCTCGTCACCGTAGAAATATAGCAAAAGGTAAGATGTCAGCTGCATACTGGGCAGACAAAGTTAAATGGTAGTATGTTTAAATATTTTAAAAACGCAGTAATCTTTATTGCAAGCTCAGTAATGTTATTCGGACAAGATCCGATTATTCGTGTTAAACAGATAGGTACTTGGGATACACCAAAACTATGGTGGAAAGACCAAGAAACTCAAAACTTACAAACATTCTTAGCTGATGATGAATC